AAAGACCGAGACGGGAACCAAAAAACCAGAATAGAGAAAACGACCAAGCACATGCCACCAGACACAGGGGCCCTAGCCTTTGCCCTAAAGAACCTAGCACCAGAAAAGTGGAAGGACCGCAGGCAAATAGAGCACGAAGGGGAACTGGAAGTGAAGAAAGATGACAAAACAAAAGCAATCGAAGAGCAAATCAAAACAGACAAAGAGAGTAGGGAACTTCTTAAAGAATTCTTCCGTAGAACCAACGCAACTAGCACAAATTGAAGCAACACTAGCAAGAATAGACTATGAATACTACCTAGAATATGTGCACAGAGGGACATATCAACACGCACCACACACGAAATTAATGGCCCAAAAACTGCAGCAAGTGGAAGAAGGAAAAATAAAAAGGCTTATTTTATTACTTCCTCCTAGACATTCAAAGTCAAGAACCGTGTCGGAGACATTTCCTAGCTACTTTATAGGCAAGGGCAAATACCAAGGGAAGGACCGCAGAGTAATTCTAACATCATACGGAGACAGCCTAGCTCGTAGATTTGGAAGGTACAACAGGAACATCATAGAAGAATATGGGGAAAAAGTATTCAATGTGAAGTTAGACCAAAGCAACACCAGCATAACAAACTGGAGCCTAGCAGGAAGTGACGCTGGTATGATATCTACAGGGATAGGCGGAGGAATAACTGGAGAGGGAGCGGACCTTCTAATTATAGACGACCCAATAAAGAACAGGAAGGAAGCAGACTCCATAACATACAGGAACATGATATGGGATGAGTGGCAAAACACTCTATACACCAGGCTGCAGCCAGACGGAGCAGTTATAATCATTGTAACACGGTGGCACGAAGACGACTTAGTAGGAAGGCTTCTCAACCCAAACTACGGTGAAGTAGAAGACTGGGACATTGTCAGACTACCAGCAATAGCGGAAAAAGGGGACCTATTAGGAAGAAAAGAAGGAGAGCCGCTATGGCCAGAGAGAAACTTCGACAAGAGCTGGGCAGAGAAAACAAAGGCAGCAGTAGGCAGCAGAGTATGGGCGAGTCTTTATCAACAAAGGCCAGCACCAGCAGAGGGAAACATTACCAACAGGGAGTGGTGGCAATATTATGACGAATTGCCAGATTTAGAAGAAATGATACAGAGCTGGGACCTAACCTTTAAGAAGACCCAGACAGGGAGCTATGTAGTCGGGCAAGTATGGGGAGCAAAAGGGCCAGACAGATACCTAATAGACCAGGTAAGGGCCAGGCTGGACTTTACAGGGACCCTAAGAGCTATAAGGACCCTAAGCAAGAAGTACCCTGAGGCCAGACAGATATTAATAGAAGACGCAGCAAATGGGCCAGCCATTATCAGTACACTAAGAAGGGAAATAGGAGGAATTATACCAATTAAGCCAGAGGGCAGCAAGGAAGAAAGGGCTGCCGCAGTTTCACCACAGATAGAGGCAGGCAATGTATTCCTACCAAGACCAGGAAAGGCACCGTGGGTCCAAGATTTTATAGAAGAGTGGGCAGTTTTTCCACTCGGAGAGTATGACGACCAAGTAGACGCAGCCAGCCAAGCGCTTAACAGGCTAAAGAGTGGAGCAAGTAGACGGAAGAACTACAGCGGCAGGGGAGCAAGAGCATAAAAGGGAGAGAAAAGACAAAAACACAAGGGGGAACAGAAAATGAGGTTAGACGAAGTGCTAAAAAATAAAAACTTATACGGGGACCACTTAAAAGAAATTCATAAAATCAACGAGTGGTACAGAATATACGAGGGAGACCAGGAATGGGTCACAGCGGAAGGGCTAGATTACACACCAACAAAGAAAATAACCAACCACATAAAGAACCTAATAGACCGAAAGGCACGGTTTATGTTTGGAAAACAATTATTCTTTGATGTTAGACCACTAGCAGACGGAGAGGGCAGCGATGAAACCAAGAAACAAAGGGCCCAGGAAAAAGAAGACCTGCTAGAAAGCATACTACGGGCAAACAAATTCCACAGCAAAATAATAAAGGCGTATAAAGACAGCTGCATAGCAGGGAGGGTAGCAATAAAACTATGGGCCAACAAGGAAGAAGGGCTAAAGATAATATTTGTCCCAGCCCAGGAGTTTATAATTGACTACGACACCGACGACATAGACCAGATAAACAAAATAACCTATGTATACGCACTAAACGACGCACCAGAAGAAGCAGACCAAAGAATAAAGAAGCAAACCTGGGAGTTAGACGAACGAGGAATGTGCATATTGAACGAGGCCACATATGATGGGTACGGGAGGATTGTATCAATAGAGGAAGAAAACAAAAACACAGAGCTGGACTTCATACCAGCCATTATTGTAAGAAACGGAGGGCTAACAGGGGACACCAAGGGAGACAGCGATGTCAAGGCACTATGGGACAACCAAGACGCATACAATAAGCTAACTAGCGACGACATAGATGCTTTAAAGTTCCAGATGTTCGGGCAGGCAGTAGCAACAGACGCAGCAGAGAGCAGCCTGGAAAACATAAAGATAGCTCCAGGGGCACTCATTGATTTGCAGACAGACGAAACCAAAGCAGGGGATAAGCAAGCCAAAATGGAAAGGTTAGAAAGTAACTTCTCCTACAAAGATAAATTTGAAGACACAATAAACAGGATAAAAAACGATATGCACGAAACAATAGGGGTCCCAAACATAGGGCTGGAGCAGCTAAAGGGGTTAATGCAAAGCGGGAAGAGCATGAAGGCCCTCTATTGGGAACTAAAGGCAGTTTGTGACGAAGCCTGGACCGAGTGGGAGGCAGCCCTGGAAGAAATGGNAGANAAGATATTCAAAATGGTTGAAGTTTACAANCTATATGATGCNGCCAAGACGGCAGCCTACGAAACAGGGCTAGAAATTATGCATAGCTACCCAATTTCAGACGACGAACTAGANCAGAAACAAATAGACATGGCGGAAGTTACAGCGGAAGTACGCAGCAGGGAAAGCTATATGAATAAGTGGGGAAATTACGAAGACATAAAAGCAGAGTTAGAACAGATACAACTAGAGAAAAGGCTCCTAGAAGACAGCTACACGCAAGAACTGCTAGACACGATATAAAAGGAGGCGGAGCCAATGGCGACCCTTTACCCAGAGGTTATAGAGGAAATTAGAAAAGAAAAAACAAAAGAGACTCTGAAAATNCAAAAACAAATCAGAGANATATACACCAAGGCAATAGAAGACATAGCAAAACAAGCGGCCACAGCAAAACCAGGGAGCTTAAAGGANCGGTGGCTAAAGGATTATGAGAAAAGCCTCCGNAGTGCNAGGTTCAGNTTACAAAAAGACATAGCAGAGACAATCAAACAAGGAATAAAAACAGGTGCCGAGCTTGGAGTAAGGACCAACACAGACCAACTANAGAAACTACTAAGCAGCAGCGGAATAACCGTATCAGCAAGTTTCAGTAATATGTTAAGCCAGGTTCAACAAAACGTTATGGCAGACATTGTTAAAGGTAATTTATACAAAGATAAGAAAACATTGAGCGAAAGAATATGGAACTACGGCCATGGGTTCGAAAAAGACCTTCAATACATTATGAGCCAGGGGTTAATTCAAAAGAAATCAGCAATAGAGCTTGCAGAAGACCTGGAAATGTATGTAAAACCAGCAGCAGCAAGGGAAACAACCTGGGGGAAAACATACCCAAACTTGAGAAACAAACAGGTAGACTACAACGCAATGAGGCTGGCAAGGACATCAATAAACCACAGCTACCAAACAGCAACCATACAGACAGCCCAGGAAAACCCATTTATAGACGGAATAGAATGGCAATCGGCCCTAGACCACGAAAGAACGTGTCAACTTTGTTTTGATAGGCACGGCAAGGTTTATAAGCCAGAGGAAGTACCACTAGACCACCCAAACGGACTATGCACCATGGTCCCATATATAAGTAAAAACAGAAACGAAGCTATAAACGAACTAAGAGACTGGATAGAAGGAGCACAAAACGAAAGGCTAGACAAGTGGTACAAGGAAAGAAACGATTTCTTTGTTATGCCGTCAGAGTTTAAGCAGAAAGAAGAAAAGAAGGAAGAAGAACAAGGATATAGGTTTAACAAAGAAGAAGCCCTAGAAACAATAAGGCAGCAAGAATGGCTGGGAGGGCTTGACAAAAAGGACCAAGAGGCTATAATGAAGGTGATAGAAGCAGCACCAGAGCACCACATAAAGCACTGGGCTAGACATGGACACAAGGTTAAAGGGGAATTTTACGACGAAATGGGTGCATACTACCACCCAGTGGAAGAGGCAGTATTTATGAACCTATCAGAAGAAGACAGAAGAAGTACAGAAATAGGCTATAAAACAAATGTAACTACATTCTTCCACGAGGTAGGGCACTTATTCGACCACTTATCTATGCCAGGTAAAGCGACCTGGAGGGGAGAAATAGGAAAAGTTATAGAGGACAAGGCGAAAGAGGACATAGTAAACTATGGAAATACTAAGCTAGCAAAGCACGGAAAGGCGGGTAAGGAATTAAACTTCGAAGAAACCCTACTCCACAAGAGTAAAGCATTTAATAAAGAGCTTAGGGACAAATATTATATTACTGACTCGGTGCAAGACATAATGGAAGGGCTGACAGGAGGAGCCATAGGAGGCCACGACAATGGGATGTACGGGCACGGTGAAACCTACTGGGTCCTGCGAGACCCATCGTGGGAGATGGTAGCACACTTCTACGAGGCTTCTATAATAGGTGGGGAACGAGAAAAAGCTATGCAGCAATACTTCCCAACCGCCTATGAAGAATTTAATAACTACCTCATAAAAAAGCAAAAGGAAGAGGATGCTAAAGAGCTAAAAAAGAAGCAGGAAGAGGGGGATAAAAAATGATAGCCATTATGGGAAAGGAAGACAAGGTCAAGGATGAAGAAGTAATGGATGCAATCTTGAAGTACAAGGAGGTACTAGGACCTGACGCACCACTAATTTATGTAGGCTTTCTGGAAGAGGTTCCAGGGAACAGCTACCTATTAGAGATTTACACAAAATGCACAAACAAAAGAGAAACTGTGGATAAATATGTGGATTATGTGGAAGAGTACGAGCCAGAGAACCCTAACAAAATATACTAAAAGGAAACATTCGTTCACAAAATACTTGTAAAAAAAGGAAAACATGATAAAATAAAAGTAAGGGGAAGGGGGCAGAAAGGATGCA